AATAAAGTGAGGTGATAGATATCCACGGTCAAATTGCATACCTTCAACTACAGCTAGTTCGTTTTGAAATCCAGAACCATCTTCAACTGTAATGACACCTTCTTTGCCCACTTTATCCATGGCATCAGCAATGATTTGGCCAATGTCTTTATCTGAATTGGCAGAAATAGAACCAACTTGTGCAATCTCTTTAGATGTAGTACAAGGTTTGGATTGTTCTGCTAGAGATTCAATTGCCACGGCAACAGCTTGGTCGATACCACGTTTTAAATCCATAGGATTCCAACCGGCGGCAACTGACTTCATACCTTCACGAATGATTGCTTGCGCAAGGACAGTAGCGGTAGTTGTTCCGTCACCGGCCACGTCAGCCGTTTTGGAAGCCACCTCTTTAACCAATTGAGCACCCATGTTTTCAAATCGGTCTTTAAGTTCAATCTCTTTTGCAACAGTCACACCATCTTTTGTGATGTGTGGTGAACCAAAAGGTCTATCTAATACAACATTTCGTCCTTTAGGACCTAAGGTTACCTTGACGGCATCCGCTAATATGTTCACGCCATTTACCATCTTCTGGCGAACATCAATTCCAAATTTTACTTCTTTAGCCATTTGTTACTCCTAATATATAATTATTAAACAACATTATATCACTCTTCAATGAAATGTTCAAGCCCCTTTTTCTTTACTGCCACTTTTTTCTTCTTAGTTTGTTGAGTTATTTCAAAATTCTCTATAAATTCAGATAGATTGTCATACAAAGCAAATTGTCTGGTTGTACCATCTTCCATTTCCATCAATTCAAATTCATCTAATATACCAAATTGTTCTGTAGCTTTATATTTAATATACGTTTGTTTCTTTTCTTTAGCAATCCTACGTAAGAAAGCAAAGTAAATAATCTGTGTGAAATAAGCAAACGGATTCTTTGATTTATCTGGATTGAAGTTTTCAAAATACATTAAACAGTTTTCAATACCGTCACCAATCATTTCTTCTCTGTAAGTATAATTGATGAAATTTGGTTTATGTGACAATCCTTCAGCTATTTTCATAAAGCATTCACCAATATAATTTGGTATTGGTTCATTTGGATTTGTATCTTTTCGTTTCTTGTATTCAACCAAAGCGTTTAAAAAGTCTCCATTATTAATGTAATTCTTCTTTGCTCTAGGTGTTTTTGCTTTAATTGCCATAATTTCTCCATATTACGCTTGACAAAGCGCTTGACAGTATGTATAATTCACTATGTTCCGTATGAAATGATTTACACCAAGACCTAATGGACAACATTAGAATCCTTCTCAATAAGAGCTTCAATCAACTCTTCTTCATCTTGCATGTGTTCCATAATCTCTGAAGCGGTAATGTATTTTTCTAATTTAACTACCATTTCTTTATAATAATCAACGAATACATCTGTTGCGTCAGCAACAAACATAACATCATTTGACCATATACTAGTTTCATTGAGTTTATATAATTGATGTGGTAACCAAGGGGCCATAACATAAGCTTTTTGGCCATTAACATCATCAGTAATAACTACCATTGGAAATTTAATATTAATTTTATCATCATTAATATCAGAAACATATCCAATAATATCTTCACCTGTTTTAAATCTAACTAATTTAATATCTTCAATATTCATCGTTTTAATGCAATCTTATAAATTTTATATTTGAAACGTTCTTCATTATATATTTTGACTCTTTCCGTAAAGTGATTAAGAGTGAAATTGGTATGTTCACCATGCCTTAAATCATCAGCAATGTCATATAATGTTGCCACTGTTTTGCCTTCTGATTGTCGTAATCCACGACCAATCGATTGCAGATTTCTCACCCTACTTTTACTTGGTGAAGCAAATATTACATTGTGTAGATTTCTAATATTAATACCGGTACTAAATGTACCGTATGAAGCTACCACAATTGCATTTGTTTCTTTTTCCATAATGCGTCTAACTTCTTCTCTAGCATCCGCATCTACTTTACCGTGAATAAAGAAGACTTTACGGTCTCCTAATTTCTCAGCTTCTTGTAACATATTATACAGTATTTTACCGTGTTTGTCAACAAATTGATATAAAATCAATGAGTTACCGTCTAATGATAGTGTCAGGTTCCGAATAAATTTGTTTCTTGCCACATTAAAAATTAAGTATTCCAACTCTTCTGGATACTTAGATTTTTTCATTAACTTACAGGTGTCATCATCATGTTTTAACACCAAACATTTAATTTCTAGGTCAGCAACCTGACCTGAATCCATTAATTCTTTAGTTGAAACTACCTTACGAACAGGACCAAATAATCCTTCCAACACAAGTTTATGCGTTTTAGTTCCATCTAATGTACCAGTTAATCCAATTCTATATTGAGTATTGATTAAACTAGTCATAATAGTTGTTAGAGATTGTGCTTTAAACAAATGTGCTTCATCACCAATTATGAATTGGTATTGTTCAAAGTATTCTTTTGGTAATGTGTAAAGTGATTGCCAAGTGGAAATAACAACATTTTTATTTGTCTGTTTGTCTTTACCTTGATATACTCTATGAACATTATCTTCCACATCCCAATTATTCTTAGATGAGTAGTCCTGAAAATCAGAATATAGTTGTTCTACTAAAGAAGTAGTTGGCACAATGATAAGACCCCGAAGGCCTTTATATTGTATAAGCTGACGAACAAACAAATAGATGATTAATGATTTGCCTGAGGCTGTTGGTGATAATAACATGTTTCTATGGTTTCGCATACCATGAACAAAAGCATCTAACTGATAATCCCTAACTTCGATATCTTGGCCGCGAGATTGTAATTGAAGTTCATCAACAAATTTCTTAGCGTGATATACTGGATAATCATCAGTTAAATTTAATTCACATACGAATTCATATTCACGTTCAACACAGAAATTTTGTAAATACGACAATAATCCAAGATAAATTTGTGAGGTTGACATATTTACCAAACGAATTTTTCCATCCCAAATTCTGTTTCTAAATGCAGGAGTAAACTGATGACCTGGCACCATAAATGTGAAATAAGATGAAATTTCTTGTAATATTCCTTTTTCACATGTTATTTTAGCATAAACTTCATTCACTTTTGATACTACTATTTTTTCCATCTTATATTCCATGGTTTAGATTTTTGGTAAAAGGTTGACCAAGTTCTTCTTGATTTGTAATAAAATTATTTAATTTTTTATTCAACTCTCTTTGTACGGCAGAGCATTTTATTGAACAATATTTTCTTTTACTGGAATACTTAGAGTCAATAAAATTAACACCACAACACACACAAACAAATGAATAATCTTTTTTGCTTAATTTGCGGCCTTTATTTTTTAAACCTATTTTTCTTCTGGTTTCTTCGGTAACAACCTGGCCTGTATTAGATTTAGATAATTTATTTCTAGTAGATTCTAAAACCTTAACTCCTAAACTGCCATCTCCACCTAATGTCGTATTATATCCATTACAATCACCAAACCCAACATAAGAACGATATTCATTAATAAAATAATTTTCCATTATATTTTTACAATGCTCTCCATCATTTGACTGATAGATTATTTCCCAATCAAAATTATCCCAACCGTGTTTACGAATTGAATTATAAAATTTACTTTTAGATTGTTCTTTATTATAATTACTTCTATTTTTATGTGTATAAAATCTGTTTGGCCAATTGGAATCAAAACCAATATAAACTTTGCCATTGATTTTATTTGTAGCTTTATAGATAGAATAAATATTCATGCTGATACTCCCAATAGTATTAGAGTGTATGCGGACTGCAATCCGGCGATACACACTTATTTATCTATCTTGCGCCTTGTATAAAACGTTCGTGTTGCATATGTTCCTTCAGTTGCCATGTTCTATTATTAAGTTCTTTAAGAATAGATTCACACAACGAAACACATTCGTCATGGTAAGATTTACTCATCAATAAATCAACCAAATCTTTATCAGATTCCAAATAGGTGGTAACATCAGATTTCAGTGTGTATCTGAATGGTTCCCAACCTTCTACATCTAGTTCTTCTTGGGACATTTTGCCGGTATAATATTCCCATTTCTTACGCTTGAGTTTATTATATTTGAAGATGGCCTTTTTAGAGGCCACCCTGTG